CTAGATCGTCAGGAAGTTCCTGTTCGATAACCTCTTCTGTGTCGTCCTCTTCATCCGGGTCGGACTGTTCGTCTTCATCTTCGGCTTCGTATTCAGCCTCAGTTTCTTCCGCGTCGTCCTGAACTGTTTCCAGTTCTTGCGCCTCGGCCTCGTCTTGGGTGTCCTCATCAGGGCCAAGCAGTTGGTCGATGGCTAGTGTTGCTTCGTGGAGGCCGATCCCTGTAAGGGGGTTGCCGACTTGTTCCGTCATATAGCACCTTCTTTATTAAATGTTAACTCCTCGACTTGGCGATTAAGCCGTCATCAAGAATTGCCTGTAAGCGGCCTTTCAAACGCTCAAGTCCTTTGAGCGTGTGAAACATGTTAGAGCGTGCGTCATGGTCGGCCGGGGCCGACAAGCGCCACTCTTCAAAAATATCTTTTTCCACTTCGGCAAATGCCTCCTTGAGAATATCATCCTCAAGAAGGCGCTTTGCGTGGTTAGCTTTTGTGATAGGGTCCATCAGATCAACGGCACATACTGGGGGTTAACCATTGCGGATTGCGGCCCCATTGTTGTTGGAGCGAGAACCGGGCCGGGCTGGGCGGCGAAGAACATCGCCTCCGGGCCAAAGCCATATTTCTCGTAGTCGGCGATGTTGGGGTTAACGCGACGATCCTGCCCAGCAGGCAGACCGCCCATGCCGACACCCGGACCGAACGGCGAGACATACGGCCCTGCCGTACCTGCGCCACCGCCGCCACCAAGCAGTTGTTTCAGAAGATCAACGCCGACACCGCCGACTGCGGCAACGTCAAGCCAATCACCTATGTTCCATTTGTCGATAGGTTTGTTGGTTATGTTTTCTTTTTTCGGCTTTGCGGTTGTCGATGCTGGCTGAGTAAGTTCTGGAATTGCAGTTGACGCAACTGCCGAAGTCAACGCCGGGGCAACGCTATCCAAAAGGAACGGCTGGTTCTGTGCTGTTACCAAAATCTCATCAGGGAAGGCGGGCGTTGTCGCTTCGACTGACGACGGCTGTGTCTGCGTCGCGGTGGGTTGCGCGAGTTGCGCGCTGTCAAACGGGCTTGGCAGCAAACTTGTTGCCAGAGAGGTTACCCCGGTAGACAGTCCCCGGCTTGCGAGGCTTGGCAATGCGGTGACAAGTATATCACTAGCCCCACCAGCTAGAGCTTGCGTTCCAGCCTGTGTTCCCGTCTGAGTTACTGCCTGCGCTCCAGTTTGGCTTAACGCTTGGGTTGCTGGCTTCAACGCAGAGTCAATCGCGGGGGCAAGAAACTTCTCTCCAACCCCTGCGCCAGCGCCGGACAATGCCGCACGAAGAAGTGTTTCCTCTAAACCACGCTCTTGCATTACGGATGATGCAGCAGAGCCAGCAGCAGCGGGGAGGATTGTCCCAAGAAACCCAGTGCCGGGGACCGCTAAACTTGCAATCAAGGGGATGCCAACGTCCATAACAGTGCCAAGAACGCCGCCAACCAATTCATCCGGCTGATCCTCAAAGATAGGCGAATAGCCACCACCAAACACTTCTGGCGTTGACGTTTCAAACGACAGGTCGGCCTTCTTGCCAAGCTGCTTGGATAAGGCGTTAGACTGCTCAACAAGAGCGGAGATACCCTCTGGGGTTGATGCCTCGCCGAGAACGTCACCCGTTGCGTTATTGACCAACCGATAAGATTGGCCGGGGATCGCAGCAAAGTTCATGCTCTCGTTGACGTTCGTGCCGCCCTTATTCTCGCTGCCAAGCAACCGAAACACGGGAACATTCGGGTTCTCAATTCCGAGATTAGCGAAAATGCTTGCCGTTGTGCCGGGGATAATATCGCCAGCGCCATAAAGAGGAGTGTAATCGTAAACTGCCATTACATCATTCCTTCTGGTGGCATTTCCTGCATCGGCATCTCGGGCTGCATCGGCATTTGCGCTTCTTGAACGGCTTGCGCCATCTGCGCGTTCTGCGCGGCCTGCTGGGCCTGCATAGCCGCACGATCCATTTCGCCCTGCTGGCGCAGGAACTCACGGTCGCGCTGCATCAACGCTTCGATGTTGGCCGTGTTAACCTGCGTGCCGTACTTGGCTTCAATCTCGGCCGCCTTAATCATCAGATCGGCGTCGAGTTTGTCGCGCTCACGGTCATCCTTGCGCAGCATCTCTTCGCGCTGCAACTCAAGTTCAGCGGCCTTCTTCTGGATGTCGGCGCGGATCGCTTCCATCTGCACCTGAGACAGCATCTCTTCCGGTGTCGGCTGCGGCGGAGCAGGCGGGGGCGGAGGCGGCATCATGGCCGGGTCTTTGAAGAACACACTTGGGTCTTTGTACCCAGCAAGCGTTATCATCTGGGCCAGCGTATTGTAGTAGCCCTGAATATCGACCAGCGGTGCGCCCATCTGCATCAGCATTTCCTGCTTCTGCGCCACTTGGCCCAAGAACGCCATCTTCTCTTCGTTGCTGCCCGTGCCGAGAGCGACGTTGACGATAACATCCATGTTCGCGTCCCACACACGCGGGTCAATCGGCACGAAATTATTGCGCAGACGCACCATGCGGGGAGCATCTTGGTTCTTCATGATAAGCTGCAACGACTTCTTAAACAGACCCTTCATGCCTGTTTCGGCGAAGATACGGCAGATCAATTCAATGTGCTGAGCAGCGGCCGAGATCGTAGCGGCAACAGCGGCGCGGGTCGAAGACTGAAGCGCATTTGCATCGAGGCCAGCCGCAGCCTTGGAAATACCTGTGCGGTTCTCGCGCAGTTCATCCATGTACTGCAACATCGGGAAGGCTTGCTGCCCGACGAACGGAATTGTGAACGGTTGCACCATACCCGGCGCACGCATACGCACGATGCCACCGACTTCGGTGTTCATCACGTCTTCGAGATTGACTTGGCCTTCGACAACACCCGTGCGTGGGTGGATCGACTGAGCCAAGCTGTCCAACGTGTTACGCAGGATATTCGACTTGATAAGCTGAATGTCCATCGTCACGTCGGCAATCGACATCCCGAAGAATGTGTGCGGCTCAGGATCGGGGCAGAAGTCTACGAACGGAATAAAGTCGCAGGCTTCATAGTGAAGTATCTTGTTGGCCGTGCCAGCAACGCAGACGCGGCAAAGTTCCGCGATCCCGTCGCCGTCCATGTCAACATACACATAGCCCTCGATGTAAAGGACTTTGCGTGATGTCGTATCTGTGCGGCCCGTGATCTGAACGAAGGCTTGTGGGTTACGATCAAAGGCTTCTTGGTTACCTTCGAAGTCATCGAGCGTTTCGTAACCAAGGTCTTGAACCTCGTCCCACTCATAGCCCATCTTAACAAGATCGGACACGGTGACGTAACGGCGATGCGCCACAAACTCTGCTTCTTCGATAGACCGCGCACGACGGTCAATCAGAAACTCTTCCGGCGGTACGGATTGGACGCATAGGCGGCCCTTCTCCGTAGTGCGGACAACGGTGCAATCATAAGTCGCCGGAGACTGCTGCATCATTTCGCCCATCGGCGTTGCAACCATCATCTCGCTCATGCGAATTTCTACGTCCTTAATCTCGACGGTAGGGTCGGACTGAAGGACAGAGAACGCGGCCTCATCGAGACCCGTAAAGTAATGGGTGGTGACATCTTTCTCGGTATCCCACCAGACTTTCATGATCCCGTTCTTACGGATCAGTGCGTCCTTAAACGTGGAATAGCATTCGACGAAAAGGTTGTTATCCCGCGTCAAGCAGTAGTTTACATAGTCAGTCGCTTGCTGCGCGTTCTCAACATCTTCCGGGCCGTTCGGCGCAAACTCGACGACGTTGTTGGCAGCGAAAAACACCTTCATGATCGACGGCATCATGGCCTGCACGGTATCGCGCACGTCCATTGAGATCGCCTGAGAGCGGCCTTCTTCTTCGTTGCCGAAGGGTTCGCCCTTATAATACTGGCCCGCAAGCGCACGCTCCGGGCTGATTACGTCGTCGATATAATCTTGTGCGTCGTCGATCTCGGCGATGATAATATTCTGAAGTTCTTCTTCAGAAATAGGCTCTTCAACCTGTTCGTTTTCCATTTCAGGCTCTTCGATAGTAACTTCCGTACCATCGGGAAGTTCCATCTCAATTTCATTAGACATATCTTCGCTGTCGCCGTTTTCTGAGTTGGCGTTAGGAACACCCGTGTCCTGATACATCGACTGGTTCTTAGCCATCTCAGCCTTGGTCGGCTTGCGATTATTGCGATATGCCATGTTTTAGCCTTACTTCTTTTTCGACTTACCAGCTTCAGACAGGGCAATAGCAATAGCCTGTTTGCGGCTTTTAGCCAAGGGGGCCTTTGCCGGGCCTTTAGGATTTACGCCAGCGTGAAGCGTGCCCTTCTTATATTCACCCATGACTTTGCCGATCTTCTTAGCGGCTGCGCTCATTTTCTTCATTTCATTTTACCCTTTGCGGTTTTCGCAGCAGCCTTAAACGCTGCCGCAGTTGGAGCACCCTTTGTTCCCGGTTTGCGCATCTTTTCGCCAGAGCCAGCCTTGCCCAGATCGGAAGAG